TCTCAAGAAGAGGATACTGAATCTTGAACCTTAAAAATCCTGGTTTATTTTCCTCAACCACTCCATCGGGTTCAGGACATTGATGATCATCGTAATAAAGAACAGAGTTATCTTTGCCATGGAAGCCGGGATCCAGGAGATCCATTTGAGGGGGTTCCAGTAAGAGGGGAAGAGGTCGTCCCAAGCTTTTTGCAGCCAGTTTATTGGGGTCTCGAGGAAGAAGTATGTCCTCCAGAAGTAAGAAGTGAGCGGTTGCGAAAAAGCCCAGTCGGATAGCTCCTTTATGAGGTCCGTAATGCCCAGGGTGAAGAGCGTGACTTCCAAGGCGTAATAGAGCTCAGGGAACGTAGAAGTTTCCTTCGCGGCCCATTCGTTGAACATGATTAAATAGCCTTTGAGGAACACGAAAAGGTTATAGGCCCAAGTGAAGGGGATGAAGAGAAGGGAGCCCAGTTGTTCTATGAGCTGCGGAATCTTCTCGAAGAGGTTAAGCCCGATGAGGAGTGGGCCGCCAAAGACCACGAGCAAGACCAAGGCGGCTATGATGGTAATGGCCACTTGTAGCCACTTCTCGTTCTTTCCCCACACAGGCTTGTCGTCTATGATCTCGCAGATCTGGGGCCCTATATAGGGTATGCTCTGGATGGACTCGCAGAGCCACTTGGATCCGTACTTCTCGAGCAAGAGACGGATGGGAGCGGGGATGACTTTCGTCGCGGCGTCCCAGATCACAGAGACCAACGAACCCATTTCTTTTTCTAATAAGAAAGAAATAAAGGGAGAAAGGGAAGGGAAAGTTTCTTAAGAGAAAAACTTTTAGAGAAAAAAAAAGATATGAAGAACGTGGGGGAAAAGTTCAAGAAGGCCATCCCCGATGACGCGCTTCAGAAGGAGACCAAGACGGAGAAGCTCGAAACCAACCCCAAACTGAAGAGGCAACATAAGAAGGACAGGATCATCGCCGAGATCAGGGACCTATCTAGAGGGTCTGGCTTGCCCTCCCTCACGGCTCAAGATAACGTGGCGGCTGGTCTGAGGAACCCGGCTGGAAACGCTTCCGAGAACGCCAAGCTCCTTCTTCAATCCCTCTTCTTCGAGCTGAACCAACTGCAGAACATGGAGGAGGACGAGACCATCGACGAGGTCTTCTTCGAAGAGTACCTCTGCTGGATCCAAGGGGTCATCCCCAAGCACATGTCGGAAGAGAGGAGGAACAAAATGCTGATGAAAACGTGGTGGTGGTGGGTGGACAAGAGGGACAACACCAGGGGCATATCCGACACCTCCCAGATGCCATCTGCCAATCAGTTCAAACTGGCACCGGTGAAACTGCACGGAGAAGAGTTCGTGGTCTACCTCCGTTCCTTCGTCGACAAGAAGCACGATTTCTGGAAGAAGATGACCATGCTGAAGTCCTTCATTCCCGGAGACCTTCATAGATCTTGGCTCTACTGGAAATACATAATCAACGAGACCCCAGTCTTGGAGTCCGATTACCTCGCCGTCTTACCGGACGACTTCACCCCCACACCAGACCCAACTAAAAATCCCCCTCCCGGAAGCCCTTTCGTCGTTGGAGCAGGAATTCCAAGCGTGGGTTTCAGGAAAGGAAATTACGAAACCTTTTACACCGAAGGGCCAGAGAATTCGGTTCAGCAGCAGGTCATAGACAAGGGATGCAACTCTCTGATCGAACGAAGGAGGGAAAAAGAGGAGAGGAACCCCCTGAAAGACGAAGTGGAAGACGACCAAGTGAAGAACGACTTGCCTGACCCTGAGATAACGGAGGAGGAAGACCAAACGGACATTGACCAGACGGGGTTTGCGCTGGAACACCTCGAAGCCGAAATCGAGGAACTCACGAGAAAGAACTTGGACCTGGTCGAGAGACAAAACATAGAGAGGACGGAGCTGAGGGCGCAAATAAAAAAGACGGCCGAGGAAGCAAGGAACAAACACTCGGAACTACAAAAGGCGAGCGAGAAAGAAAAGAAAAAACTGACGGGCCATTTCAATGCCCTCAAAGAACAACTCGGACTTCAACAGGCCGCCTTCAGGGGACTGGACGAGAAACACAAGAGACAACAGCAACTATACGAAACGGAGAGGAGCCTCAACTCGGAGCTGAGGAAGAAGATGGAGGCGAGCGAGATAAAGTTCACCAACGAGATTCAGAACCTGACGGAGGCTTTCAACAAATTCAAAGCCTTGACAGAAGAAAAGGCTTCCTACGAAAACGAAGAAGAAATGGAGGCGGTGAAAGCCATCTCGTTGGCTTCCTTCCAAGAAGAAGAAGAGGTGAAAGAAATCCTGATGGAAGTGGAAGAGTTCGAGCAGATCGAAAAAATAAACGCCGCTTATGACCTCCGGATGGCGAACTACGACAGAGCGGCTTTCCAGAGGACGAAGGCCGAGGTGGAAATGCTCATGAAGGGACTCCAGAGGAGGGGAGAGATGGCGGAGGCTCAAGCGGCGGTTGCCCAGTTGAACAAAGAGGTCGCTAGGATCGAGAAATCGGTGGCTATGGTCGACATCGAAATAGAGCAAGAACTTAAAGAAAACGAACCCAAGAGGAAGAGGCAAGAAGAAAAAAGAGAGGCCATGGCGGCGAGACTAATGGCGGCAAAAAAAGCGAGGGAAAAGAGGCAAAGGGAACAGAAGAAAACCATCGGGAAATTTCACGAGAGCAACAAGGCGAAGCTGCAGTCTGGAAAACCGGGGGCGGAGCAGATCTCTGCCTTCAAAGACGTTCAGATGCAATTGGAGAACTTGCACACCGGGCCCATGAAAACTCTCAACGACATCGAGAGAAGGGTAAACGAAATGGCTCCGAGAAACCCCCCTTCCTCTGGAGCCGCAACGAAACAGACCCCTTCTAACGCCACCGCGGACGTCGGCCCTGCACTGGTTCACGCGAAGGCCGAACAACAGATCCAAGAGGCGAGACAGATCCAAGAGGCAGTTCAGAACTTGCCTTTCGCCCCCACTGCAGCTACCACGGGACTCGCCGTAGACGCGGGAAAAGTGGAGCAACTTTCGAGGACCGTGAAAGAGGCCGCCGAGGAAGAGATGAGGAAGAACGCGAGGACAGAACTGAAGATAACCGGAAAGAAATTGTTCACTGGGAGATACGTGGGGGTAGACCCTTTGACTGGACTTCGGCTCCCAGAAGACATAGACCCCAACTCTCCATTGGAAAAGTCGGGCATCGATCCCAACCTCAGCGCGAGAATGGCTTTCAATTTCAGCAAAGAAAAGATGGGCAAATTCGAGATCGGGGAAGACGAACCCATCGAAGCACAAAAACTTCTATTGGAACAAGAATGGATGAGGTTCGTCAGGGGAATGGAGAGGGAGGACTACGAAATGTTCAAGTACCTCAACGGAGAACAAGGAGAATTCGCACTGGACGAGGTGTCCTATTACGACATCGGGATGGGTCTTCAGGTCGAGAAGAAAATGGGCAACCCCAAGATATTCTTGGAGTCCGATCCCCTCGGAGACCTGGACAAATACGAAGCCATATGGAAAACCGTCATCTCCGGAACAGTTCGGGAGGAACCAGAAGCAGAAAATTTCTTCGACAAAGTATACGCGGGTCACTTTAATTCCCTGCGCTTCGTATATCGAATGGAATTGGAAGGCCTCACATCCGCAGAAGCTTCCGTCTACTACCCTCACAACCCCTTCATGCAAGCAGCGGTCAAGATCGCGGGGCCCATCACGGCACAAAAGGCGAAGGAAATCCCCTTCATCGGAGGCCTCTTAGAAGGGGGTCAGGTTTCTTTCTCGACCTTCTTCAATTTCCTGGCTGGGAGGTTGGACAAGGCGGACATTCTTTCTCTCACTGGAAAGCCCTCCCAGCTCTTCCCCTCCCTCGAATACAGGGTCGACGTATCGGAAAAATACGCCAGGAGGGGCCCCCCGAGGAAACCTAGCCAGAGGCAGAAGGCAGTCTATGTCGCTCAACCAGAAGAAACGGAGAAAGAAAAGGCTCAGAGGGAGAAGGTAAACTTGTCTCAGGAAAAGGAGGCAGCGAGCAGGGAGAAAACAAAAGAAAAGAGGGAAATATTGGGAGGGGTTTTGGAAGAAGAAATGGCGAAGAAAGGAGAAGGCTTTTCTCTCCGCAAATAATAAGAAAAAAAAAATAAACGTCTTTATTGTTCTATTTTTGGCGCCAGAGGACGAAGTAGAGCAGAAGGGTGAGGAAGGGGAAGATCAAGATCTGGGCCCCCGAGTGGTTGAATATGAGGAGCGTGGAGAACAACACGACCAGTAGGAAGAAGAAGAATAATCTGAAGGGGGCCTCGATCTGTAGGTAGGATCTGAACGAGGGCTGCATCCCGTCATAGCGCTGGCGGTCGAGGACTACTTTTTCCTGGGTCATTTCTGATTGGTCGAGATCTTTTGAAGAAAGTTTTTCTTTTTTGACTGAATCCTTAAAAAGCGAGAAAAAAGAGAGAAAAAAAAACTCACCCTTGAAAAAAAAAGAAAAAATGACCAATAGAGTCTACTGCAACGTGAAAAGCGCCGAAGAAGTCCTCGGGGACGAAAAAGCGGAGAGGCTCTCCTCCGACAAAATGGACGAAGAACTGGAGAAGATAATAAGGCAAACCAGCGACTTCAGGAACGCCTTCTACGTCCCTTACCCTTCGAGCCCCGTCGTTTCTCTCCCCTCTTTCGAGCTCAAGATGGAGTGGCCCCCCGTCCGCTGCTACTGGAGGACCGACAAGCACATTCTCCAGGTCATCTTCAGGCACCGCGAAGACGAGAAGACGCACCTATTCGAACTTCAACAGCTCGACTTCGAATACTTCGGGAAGGAGGCCGAATTCCTGCTCCTCGGGAAGCCCGTAGAGCCCGGGGAAGGAGTGCATATCAGCTACAAAGAAAAGGATTCTAACGCCTCGGCCCTGCGTTACATGGAAGAGCTCTGGAACATCTTCAGGGGGAAAGTCAACCTCGAGACCGAAAAGATGCTGGCCTCCATCCTCAACACGCTTCGAATCTACGCCTACTATAAGCTCTGCTTCCACCTCTGCGACCTCTGCGGGGACCTCTATAAGTTCTCGGCCAAGAGACAGAAGAAGAGGAAGATATCGGCCATGTGCCCCGAATGCCAGAGATTTTCCACCATTTGCAACAACCCCTTCCCTTTTTAAATTGAATTGAAAAATAAACTTCGTTTTATTCGATTTTTAATGAGCTTCCGGCATGTCGGGGGTTCGAGGGGACTTGTCGTCATCGGAAGACGAGCTCTCTTCGTCCTCTTCGTAATTTGGGTCCTCCTTCTCCTCTTGCGCCTCCTTGAGCTGGGCCTGGAGGAGTTCGTTCTGCTCCTTGAGTTCCTTGATCTGCTTCTCCCTCTTCTCCTTCAGGGTGAGCTTTCGTCGCTTGGGGAGGTTCTCCTCGGTGATCTCTTCTGCGGTGACGGAGACCGCGATGTTGCCGATGACGATTCGGCGCTTTCGGGACTTGCTTTTGCCAGCCTTGCTCTCGAGCTCGGGGTGGAGTTCCTTCTCCTTCTTCTTTTGCTCTCGTCGCTTCTGTTCTCGGATCTTCTTTTCCTCTTGGGTCAGGGCGGGCTTCGACGGGTCGGAGACGAAACGGGACACGTTCTTGGAGCACTTGGCGCACTGGCCCACGAGCCTGAGGCGCCCGTTGGAGGTGGTGACCCTCATGGCGTCGGTTACGTCGACTACGGCCTTGCAGCTGAAACAGTTCGCTTGTTCGCCAGACATTTCCTTTTCAATTCGGAGAGAGAATACAGATTTTTTTTTTACCCTTTTCCTTCTTGAAATGTTTTATTAGAAAATAAAGGGGGGTATGAAGGCTAGAGGGCCTCATAGTTGTCGCCATAGAGGATTAACTTAGAGTTGCCCGGCCCAGTGTAATAGTTCCTTGGGATCCCCATTGGCCCAGTCTCGCTCTTTAGTTTCCTGAACCCCCCCTTCCTCATGTCGTTGTTCGTCGTGAGGTTGTTCGGGTTCATCCAGGTGTCCGATGGGTCGGCGTAATGCGAAACGAACATGGTCTGGTCCACCGCGGGGTTGTCGGTCTGCTTCCCCACTTCCAAGTAGGGGGTCTTCGAGTAACAGAGGTAGACGAAAGCCGCTAGCGCTCCAGCGGCCAATAGGAAGAGGCTCATTTTCAAATGGAGGGAGTGAGAATGTCCGGTGTTTTTTGAAATTGAGCAAACAGCCCCGAAATCAAACCCTTGAGGTCCCTCCCCAATGCGACGGCGCCATATAGGCCGAAGAGGAAGAGGGCGATTTCGGTGAAGGTGAAGGGGAATGAAGAATTCTTTTCTTTCTTCTCTTCTTTCTTTTCTTCTTGAGATTTTTTTGGGGTTGGCTTGGGGGGGAATGCCTTCAACTTCGAGTTCGAGCTCTTCAGGGTGATGGCCTCCAGGGCCTCGTGGTCGACGTTGGGGTTCTGGCCCCTCTTGTAAGTCCCGTCTTCTAAACTCTGTTCCATGAGCTCCGTTTCAGATAATTCTTTGGCCCTTTAGAAGAATTTGTCGAGTAAACGACCGCCTGGGGCTGAGTCAAAAAGTTTCCCCGGAGACCAGGCTGCCGGTTCATGTAGTAACCGATGAACAGGAGTCCGCCCCCTATGAATAGGAGGGAGACCAATGTATTTCCGTCGATGGCCATTTTTCTTTTTCTTTTTCTTTTCTCTAATCCCCTCATTGATTAGAGAAACCAATTTTTCATTTTTCTTTTAAAAAAAAATGGTGCTTTTTCTCCTCACCCTCTTGGGCTTAGTGTGGAACAAGACCACTACCTTCGCCAAGCCAGACGCAGTCATCAAGTTCGGGAGGGCCATAAGGCAACCGGGGTTACTTGACTGGGACCAGAAGCTCAGGACCCAGCACGCCCAAGATTACACCAACATCAGGGCTCCCTTTGGAGGCAACGAGCAGGCCATAAAGGACGTCGCAGACGGGAGGATGATCTATAACACCCCATATCAACAGTCCTACCAGAAGAACATAAGGAACTTGAAGATCCTGACCGAGGAGGCGAGACTGGGGAAGAGCGCGGAGCTGTTCACGGAGCGGAACCTCTACCTCAACTACCACATGCCGGAAGTGGGTTTTCAAAAAATCAATGAATATTGGAAATCAAGAGAAAGGACGAGACAGAACGACAATTGGAACCAGTCATGACGAGCAGGAACCCGAACAACAACCACGGACAGTTCTCAGCGGCCCAGATGGCCCAAGACCACAACTTCGCCATGGGAGTGAGGGGAACGAAGCAAGTGAACCAGAACCAACTGAACCTCCAGGGCGTCAAGGCCAAAACCACTAGGGAACAACTCTATGGATTCCAAAAGCCGAGGGATCAGGTAGTGGGTCTGCATAAAGTGGGCCAAGGGGGAAAAGTAACCCTCAGGGAACCCACGAAGGACGAAATGGGCGCCGGGCTGGCAAACATGGGCACAGCGGCACACCCCCAAGACAGGAAGTGGGAGGCGCAGAACTGGTACTCAGGCACGTACAACAGCTCTCACGGAATGAACTTCGGTAAAGCAATTCTCAACAACGAGTTCTTCCAATACCTGCAGGACAAAAAATGCGCAGAGATGCTAAGGGAGTACGAGACGTGGAAGCTCTCCCTGGTAAACTTCGAAAGCCCCGCGGAAAGGCAGTATTGGCAAAGAAAGTTCCCGGAGCTCGCCCAAAAAAAGATGGACTACCACAGGGGAAGGGCCCAGATAGACGCCCTCAGAAACGAGATCAGGTCAAACGGGCCCCAAACCGCAAACGATTTTAAGTTCCTCTATCTCGACTTCATGAACCTCTTCGAGACCGCCGACCTCGACACCATCAACTTCTATGTCAACAACAGGGAGTTCGATTACATATGGGACGGGGCCATAAAGGACGGTAGGTTGACTCTGAACAACGAGATCCAATGGGACCAAGGCCCAGCTCACGAAATGGTCAAATCGGTCCCAGACTCCTGGAAGCCTCAACCCGAAATCGCCCAATAAGATTATTCAAAAGAAAAAAGGGAGAGAAGAAGGGAAAAAAAAAAAGAATGAGCTTCGAGAAGGAATATTCAGAGTGCGAAAAGGGAAAAATAGTCTTCAGGGAGAACTACCTCCGATACAGGGAGAGACAGGAGAAGATCAAGACGTCCCTCTATGTTCAAGCTTTGGGGAACTTGGGTCGATTCATAAACCCCGGAGGCAAGACGACCATGCTCACCGTCGATTCGCCCATAAACTACCCTTTGAAATACATCAGGGACTAAAGAAAATCAAAAAAGAAAAATAAAGTTTCAAGAGTGAAAAAAAGAAAAAAAAAGGAAAAAATGGAGCTCTTGGTCTTGGGAGTCATGGGGGTCCTGGGGGCCACCTATCTCACGAGGGACTACGACAACAACGGGCTCGTAATGGACTCTAACAGGGAGAACAACACGAACGGGAGGAACATGAAGACCGACGTAACGGAGTACAAGCCCCTCGCCCCGAAGTTCAAGAGGAACATGATGGACATCTCCGAGACGGGAATTCTCTATGGCATAGAGAAGTCGAGCACGAAGAACTTGACCAACCTGAACGACGCCTATAAGCCATGGTCGGCCCCCCGCCAGAAGCCCACTTACTCCATGGTGGACATATTCAAGGACAGGGCAGAGACCCAAGCCTATTTGGAGGCCACGGGAACCCCTTTCTACTTCAACAAGAACCAAGGGGAGATGGTCCTGGGGACCACTCAGCAGTCCAACCCCTTAATTGAAATCCCCGGAAAGATGAGCATCAAGGGTGACAGGGAGAATTCCCTCGCCCATTACCCGAGGGTTTACATAGACGCCGGAGAAGAGATAAAGAAGAAGACTTCCGAGCCCTACGACCGAATGCTGAACGCTGGAATGCCAACAGAATCCGAGACCAAGCTGGTCCCCATGGAAGGCCTATTGAACAGGGAGTGGAACCCTTGGGGCCCCGGAGGTCACCTGCAGACCCTCTTCAACAGGAACCACGAGAAGAAATCCGTGAAGAAGGGTGCCAACCAGTCCAACCTCATGGCCCCCGTGCTGGGATCCCGATTCTATAAGCTCTCTGGGAAATAAATAAAAAAATTGGGTTTTCTAAAAACGGAAGTCTATCAGGAGAAAAGGGACCAATTATTTTTCTTTTAAAATGCCAGAGAGACAGTTGATTACGGCCCTAACGGGCACCAGCGCGCCACTGCTCGTCGTTGACGTGTCGATCGCGGAGGAGCTGGACTTCAGTTCCATCTTCCTCCCCAGACCGTGGAAGAAGACGGCCCCCTACGTGACCGACGTCTTCTACCTCGACCCCAACGGCCAACACCCCCTGACGGCCCTAATAGGGCAGGAGATCAACTTCGAGCTCCCCAAGTCCGCTACGGCCGTGGACGACGTCTTCTTGAGGGTCCAGCTCCCAGGTCATTCGATCGCACCCATCGGAGCCACGGTTCGCTACACCGATTGGCTTGGATTGTCTCTCTGGAGAAGGTTCGAGATGAAGTACGGAGCCAACACTTCCTTCGTCATCGAGCCCATCGACGAGTACCTCAGGATCAGGAAGACCTTGGGCGTAGAGAGACTGGACTCCATGCGACAGAGGTGTTACGGTGACCAGACCAACGCCCAGTTGGCCACCCTCCTCCAGAACGGAACTGGGATCAACCCCATGTGCATCCCCCTCTACTTGCCCTTCGGAGACGACTTCTGCCAGTGCCTCCCCATCGTCGACCTCTCCCAGAAGACCAGGTACACCCTCCACCTCCGCTCCCTGAAAGACATGCTCTACAACCCGACGAACGCCGTCATCACTCCTTTGGGACCCTACGAGTTCCACTTGGTCTTCAACTTGATCCACACCACTGGAGAGGAGACCGCCATGTTCATCGCCCTCGCAGAAGAGCCCACTGGTATCTCCTACATGATCCACCAGTTCCAGAGGCAACACTCCGAGCACGCGGTCCTCCCGGGAGCCGGCCAGCTTCACATTCACACCCAATTGAACAACATCTCGAGGGCCCTCATGTACATCAACTGGGCCATGATCCCCACCGCCCTCATCAACGACTCCGGGTTCAACAATTTCTTCATGTTCAACCCTAACCCCCCTCTCCCCATCCCCCCAGGCATGAACCCTTACACCGAGATCGTCCGATGGCGAATCGAGAGCTCCGGACAGATCGTCCAGAGGACCGTGGGGAGAAACTACACCACCCTCTACAACTACGACAGGTACAACAAGGGTTTTTCCGGGGAAGACCAGTTCGACCAGGACTACGCCCAGTACCCCCACGCGGACAACGCCGCATCTGGTTTCCTCGACTACGCCAACTTGACCAACGCCCGCCTGGAGATCGAGCTTGGCGCCGGCGGAACTGGTATTTCTCCCTCGAACCCGCAGATGGCCCAGAGGGTCACCGTCGTCGTCACCGCCAAGGACTACAACTTCTGGTTCATCAAGGGAGGTAACCTCACCAGGTGTTTCAATTAAGAAAAGAAAAAAAGAAAATATTTTTAAGAAGAAATAAAACAGTCTTTTATTTTCTCCCAGTCCGATCTCTTGAGTTCCAGGACGGAGAGTTCGAGGTGCTCTCCCCCCCCCTTCTCTTGGTATTTCCTCTTGGCGTCCTGGTAGTTCTGGAAATTCCCGTGGAAGAGAACGTAGTTCGAATCGGGAACCCTCTCCCAGATCTGCCACAGCCTGATTTTCTCTTGATTTTCTAGCTCGATTCCCATTCGGATTCGGATTCCGATCCCGTTTCTGGTTCCCTTTTTTTGAAGATCCTTTTGCCAGGCAGTTCCGACCGTTGAATTCTCCTGGAAAACCTTCCAACGAATTTCCTGGTCACGATTCGCGGGTCATTTTCTAAACCGGGCCCGAGTTCTTTCAAAAAACAGTTTATCGCTTCGTCCAGGGAAAGCATACCCTTCACGAACTTCTTCTCCTCTTGTTCCATGGAATCCTTCCGCTTGAACGACAAAACCATATACAGGAAATTAGAAAATGCCCTGCCTTTCAACGACAAGAGCTTCTTCCAGTGGTTCAAGCAGAACAGGGGGGCCATCGAAGAAGACGAGAGGATGGGCGAGCAGCTGGTCCAGATCATGAACAGGTTCCTCATAGCCTGCACCGAAGGATCCCAGCACCTCTACTGGATATTCGAGAAGAGGACCATCGAAGAATCGGAGATACTCGACTGGAGCCCCATCTCCATCTCGAAGGCGGAAGGTTTATTCAAGAAGTACTCCTTCCTCTTCTTGCACCAGGGCGAAAAGAAAGCGAGGGTCACCACCGTCTTTCGATACTGGTCATCTCACGAGAGCCAGAGGAACGTCACCTCCCTCACTTTTCACCCCCAATTACCCTGCGGTTTTTTAAAAAGAGAGGAGGAAATGGGGGAGGACCTAGTGAACGAGTACATCATCTTCAACAAGTGGGTCGGCTACGAGAAGAAGTTCACCAGGGAACTCGAGGAATGGGAGCAGGAACTCGCCGAAGAGAGGCTGGCGAGGATACTCTTCCACATAAAAGAGGTCATCTCGAGGGGGAACGAGAAGATATACGATTTCATCACGGAGTGGATGGCCTCCGTCATTCAGAGGCCGTGGAAGAAGATACACATCGTCTTGGTGGTCTCCGGGCTACAGGGGGCGGGGAAATCTATTTTTTGGGAATTCTTCTCCAAGATATTCGGCATTCACGGCTTAGTAACCCCAGACTCCGACCTAATAACTCACAAGTTCTATGGCGCCGAGCTCTCCACCAAAGTCTTCGTCGTGACGAACGAGACGAACTTCAAGCACTCCAAGGAAGCGAACGCCTTAAAGAACCAGATAACGTCGGAATTCAGGAAGGCCGAGAAGAAGGGGCAGGACATAGGATTGAAGAAGGACTTCGTCAACATGGTGTGGACATCGAACGACCCTTTGAACTCTTTCCCAGTCGAGAGGGGGACGAACAGGAGGTATTTCTCCGTCGAGGCGGACGGCTCTCGGTCAAACAGGAAGGACTATTTCGACGAGCTCGCGGAGGCGTTTCAGGGGGACAACTGGATAGGGCTCAGGGCCCTCTTTCACTATCTCAATTCTCGGGAACTGGGCTCAGTCGACCTCAACTTGCCCCCCCACACCGAAGAGAAATCGGACGCCATATCGGCCCAGTTCGACGACTTCGAGACATGGTGGCTCAACTGTCTCAGGGCCAAGGCTCACCACAGGCCCATGGGAGGGGACTTCACTATGGACCCCGAAGAGAAGCACTGGATCACCAAGGGGGCGGACAAGGAGCAGCTCTGGAACAACTTCCAATTTACTTTATCGACGAGGAACAAGGAGAACTGGGGGAACCAGACTAGGTTCGAGAGCGAGATGAAGCGAATTCTTCCGCCACTGGACCCGGAGCTTCCACAGTTCCCATTCGCGGAGACCGAGAAACTTTTTACGATGCCCCTATGGAGGAGCTGCTGGGAATATTTTCACTCATCGAAGGGATTAGTGAACCCCCTCAAAGAAACCATATTGAACAGAAAGAGGAAATTGGTCTACGACAAGGAGAAAGACGACAGGAAGATCACTAGGTTCTTCAGGAGGAGGGGGGAAGAAGAAAATTTCTCGCAGAGTTGAAGAATAAAAAGTTTTTTCATTTTAATTTTAATATGGGTGTTCTTCGTCTTCTTTGAGGACGTAGGGGAACCAGGAGAGGAGGAGGTCTCGGTCGGGATTGCCCAATACAAAGGTGTTGCCTATGTAACGCTCGTAGAGGGTCAAGAAGGCGTATTTCCTCTGGTGGTATTCGATCTGTTTCGAGGGCATCAGATCCCTCCTGAGTGCCCCCAGTATTTTTTCGTCCGTGATGCCTGGGAGGTCGCGCCAATTTCCCATCTTCGCCTGCCTGATGACTTCTTGCTTGATGTAGAATTTCTCGTGCTGTTCGACCCACTTTTCGTTTTCGTCATAGTATTTCTGGAGGTCTTTCCACTCGAAGGACATTTTTCTTTTTTTCTCTTTCTTTTTTTCCCTTTCGGTTTAATAATGTGTTTATTTGAAATTTTATTCCTATTGAAGTCTCCCTGGGCCGGGGAAGAGGGAGGCGTAGGAAGCGGGCATGGTGGGCTGGGCCACGGTCGCTCCAGTGTTCGATTTGATGTCCTTGAGGGCGTTCTTCCAAGAGGGGATCTTCCTGTCGTTGATGGCCAATGGCATTCCGACGGCCCCCGCGGTTTTGTTTGGTCCCTGAGAGAGTGGAGAAAAGAAACCTTTGGTGAAATCTTTCTTATACCTGGCGTCGTCTTCCCAAAGGTTCTGGAGGGGCTTCTCTGGAACGGAAACCGTGCCCTGAATGATGCTCCACATGAGTATGAAGTCGTCTTCGGTCTGGGGTCCCGTGAGGTTTATTTTCGCCAACCTCTTCTGGAGCTCCGAGACCCTCTCTATCTCCTCCATCCTGCTCTCGATGAGCCAGGGGAACCTCTCGATGTACCATGCGGCGTTGGCGGGGTCTCCCAGGTCCGCGTTGGCGTTCACCCATGCTTTGAACTGGGCCTGCATGACGTCCTCCTTCTTCCTCTCGAGGTAGGCGAAGTCGGAGTCCGTGGCGATGGCCATTCCCATGTTCGGCACGGTGCCGTCGGGCCTAATGGCCTGGGCTTTGATCGACATTCGGACGTCATCCTGGTCGGCCGTTCCGAGCTGAATTGGGAACTGGCCCGCTATCCCGCCGTCCCTCGTCTGGACCTGGGCGATGTTCTGGGGGTCGGCCAGGGACTGCACCTTGTTGAAGAAACTCGCGGCCTGAGCCTGAGTCCTGGGGTTTATGGCCCCTCTCCCGTTTTGTGCCATCTTTTTTTTTCTTTTCTCTAAAAACTACTTTGAAAAAAAAAAGTTTTAAAGTTTCCTTTTTTTATTCCTTTTTTTTTGAAAAATGTCGAGGAATTTCCATTGGAACGAGAGGGCGTCGGACCTCAGGAGCTTCTATCGGAACGCGAAGAGGGTGGAGGCGCACAAGGGGAACGCCCCGGGGTTGCCGCACCAGTTCGCCTACCTCCCCGGTCAGGAGGGGGCGCTGAACTCGAGGAAGGAGAACATAGACTTCGGTCCGGAGCCGGCGATGGAGATAAAGCAGAAGGTCCAGGAGTCAGACATCACGGGGAGCTACTCCGGCGGCATGGTGCCCGAGCTGCCGTTCGACATGAAGGGATGGGAGAAGACCAACGAGCTCTGGACTACCCTCGGCTTCGGATGCCTTTTGGTAGGGATCATTCTCCTCATGAGGAGTATGAGATAAGGGAGAGGTCAATCTCATAAGCCTCTCTCGGATGGTGGATTCTAACTTCTTTTCCTTCCTCCCCTTCCTAGGACCAGAGAAAGTGGCCGCAGAACTATCCCGAACCTCGGAAAGAAACCGCGACACCGGCGGCATCAGAACCCGAGACCAGAGATCCGAGTCAGGTGCGATTTCGTATGAAGTTAACTCGTCAGTGGCAGACTTATAATAAGACAGGACCCATCGGTCGGCGCCCGTGACCATGAGGCAGCAGAAGCACTGGAGCAGATACTCGGAGTTGATGTCTTCCTTCTTCTTCGGGATCTCGGCCGAATAGGGGCACTTCGTTTCTATTCCGATGAATTCTTCTCCCCTCTGGCAAATGAGGTCGGGCGAGCAGGAGATGGGGTAATATGGGTCCAAGATGGAGCCTGGGGTCAAGTACTCCCATCCTTCTTTCTCTGGGAAAAAGGTGTCGATGACCTTGGCGACGGCGAACTGCTCCCAGAATTTTCCGTGGAATGTCGCCGGGTTGTCCTCGTTCTGTTCCCTCCTCCTGAACTTCTTCTTCTCCTGGTAGAGCTTGTTCCTCGACTTGTGCTTGTGCATGCAGAACACGGCCGCCAGATCGGAGGCTGCGATCCTGTTACCGCAGTTCCTGGACTTGTGCCAGTAGTAACTCCCTTGCTCGGAACGAAGCAAAATAAGCATGAAAGTTTTTTTTCTTTTAATAAACTATTTTATTTGAAACTCTCTTCTTCTTCTTCCCTCTTCCAGAATTCCCTCTCCAAGAAAATAAAATTTCTCTGGCAAATAGGGTCATTCTTCAGCTCCGGGTTGTTTCTGAAAATGTGCCTGAAAGAAGCGAAGGCCCCGCGCAATTCTTCGTAAGACAGGTTCTTGAGGAACGACTCTAGGAAAGCGTCCTTCAAAGGAACTAGTTCCATCGGCATTTTTTTCTACCTTAGGCGTTTTTGATAATGTGGAACTTGTCGGGCAAGAAGGCAGAGACGATGACGCCTCCCCCGGCCGCCAAGAGCATCATCTGGTCCGAAGAGAGCCCACCCGTGTTGAAGGAGTTCCCGATGAACCCAGAGAGGGTCGTGGAGATGAAGGTGGAGAGCATGTACTGCTCCTTCTGGAGAGTGGTCAAAGAACCCAGTTGGGGGAGCATGTCCAAGGCGAAACCGACGATGAACACCCCCGCCGAGGCTTCGATTCCTTGAATGAAGCTCCTGGGGATGGCCCCGGGGATCCAGTCGTTGGGGATTGGGTCCAAGTAGACTCCGGCGACCGCTCCTGCGGCTGCCGCGATGACGGAAGGTAGACCGGTGAGTAGTCCTGACATCAGAAATGGCATAAAACTTTCTTTCTTTTTTCCTTTTTCCCGAATGAAAAGATGTTTTTTGAAATTTTATTTAATCAGAATCGCTAGTTTCTTTGTCTTCGAAACTGAATTTGATAGTGGTGTCTTTTTTCACTTTTTCGATTATGAAGTGAGAAGTCGGGTCGTCAAGGTGCTTGAATTTGAACCAAACATTTGCTTTGTCCGGGTGGTGTCTTTTCTTGAGTTCTTTCCTGATGTGTTCGATTCTCTTGTCGGTGAAAGGGATCCATTGTTGAAAAGCGAATTCGAGCGCCTCTTCTCGCGATGGGAAATTTCGAGCGATTGTTTTTCTCTTCTTGTTCACGATGACCCACCTTTCCTCCTTCTTGCTCTTCGGCATTTTTCTAAAAACTGTATACTAAGGGCCAGCTAGAAACTTTTATACACCTTTTTTATTTCCCGCCAAAAGAAACAGAAAAAAAATGTCAAAGTGCCCCGATTGCAAGCAACCGACCATCACCAGGATCTCAAACTCTTTGAGCAACCCGAACAGGGCCTATTACGCCTGCTCCCAGTGCCCAGGAAGGGACGGGAAGGGGAACAAGTTCCTCGCGTGGGTCGACGGCGACAACTCCTTCAAGAAGAGGAAGCTCGAGGAGAGCCAAGAAGAAGAGAAAGAACCTCTGAAGACCGAAGGGTTCCTGGACAAGCTGCAAGCCATCGAGGGGAAAGTGGACCAGCTCCTGAAGCACGTCGAGGAGAGCAGGAAGAGAAAAGAAAAAGAAGAAGCGGAGAGAAACCCCTACGGAAGCTCGACTTCTTCCAACCCAATGGACATGGGACCAGACAGAAAGACTTGGCTCGCTCCCCCAAAATTTCAAAAAGAATAAAAATATCAGTTGGATGGAGAACGACATTCTAGAGATCACAGACGTCGTGAGGAACTTGGCAGACATAGCGTTCGAGCAGGGGAAGAGGATCGAGAGCTTGGCTGAACAAGTGCAAGAACTCAAGAAAGAACAGAATGAAAAAAAAGAAAGAACAAAAAGAAGAAGGGACCCCTTCCATTCCGCAGGAAGTTTTCAACGTTTTATGGATCGATCTATCCCCCTATTGGACCCGAAGTATGTCATCGACATCTCTGCTTCAGAAGATCCTTATTCTCTCTCGTGGGATGCTAAGGATGTTCCTCCCCACGTACGATCGAAAGAAGCGGGCCGAGATCATGGAGGAGCTCTCTCGATTGAGGACACCGTTTATGCCCCCGATGAAGAGGATCCAGGAGAGGAGGGAGAGGCTCAGGAGAGAGATGGACCCTTCAGGGGCTGAAAATAGATTTTTATTTCAAGTCTAAGATCTTCTCCTCGATCTGGAGCAATAAATCCACGAACAACATCTTAATAGATACTTCCTTGTCGTCCGGTAGAGGGGCGTCGTCAAAGATGGGCATGGACAAAATCTCGTTGAGCCTCTTGTACTTCAGTTCGTAGTGCATGAGGTAGGCCTTGACTTGGGTCCCCCTGAACTCGAGGGAAACGAGCTCCTTCCTCTCCTTCTCCTTGATCCTGTCTCCGGTCAAATACTTCGAGAGGAAGATGAGCATCTTGTCGAGGTTCTTTTTCAAGAGCATGAAGCAGCTATTCGGGTGATCCAGCTCCTCCGAGGCTCGGGTGATCATTTTCGCCACTATCTTCGAGTAGTGCTTCAGATGGGCCGACTTGTTTGAACTTAGATTCAAGGGCATTGGCTTGTCTCTTGAATTCTTCGGAGAGTTGAATGTATAGGTTCCAAATTCCGTTTTCGGCGTTCGTGTTACTCTCGACGTATTCCCTGAACACTTTTTCGATATAGAGGATTTGAAGGATATTGAACACGGAAAAAGGGTTTTTATTTTCCAGTTTTAAAGATAGTGTCTTTGGGAGAAGAAGACGGAAGTGAAGGGGAGTGTGGAGAAAGAGAAAGTGTCTTCCAGGTTTTGTTCCAGCTCTTCGAAGCCGTCTTTGATTGGAAAATAGAGTTTCGCCCAACGGTTCTTTTCAAAGTGTCCAGATTCGGGGCCCAGATCGTGTGTCTGCTTGAAGATCGACCAGCACTTCACTAGATCCGATCGCTCCCTGAGGAACTTGATGAAAAAGGGAAAATCACACACGAATTCGAGCCACGAGAGTGTGTGATCTTTCCTCGCGCAGTCCTGGCAGATCAGACACACCCACTCCTTGAAGGGGATCTGCAAGAGGGAGTCCCCGATCCAGAAGTTCCCCCAACTGGTGTCCTTGGCTTCGTGATAGATGCAGAAGTTTCGATCGCAAGAGAGGCACTTGTGGAAGATCTTCCGGTGGCAGTCCCAAAAGGAGCAAGCAGAATGTGTGTTCTTTTGCATTCGGAAAAAAATAAAAAAATGAAATCTCTAAAAAAATAAAAATATGAGAACCAGTCAAAATGTCCCGCGCTTTAAAACGGCTTTTTTTCTTCACTTCCCTCTCCCTCTCTTTTCTTTCTCTCTCGATATTTTCCCTTCCACTATTACACTCCAGGACGACGCACGATTTACTCCTATGGGCACCGACTTCTCCTACCCTCACGACGACCCAGAACTCGAGACCCAAATCCCCATTCCCGAGCTCCCCCTCCCCCCCAAGTCTCCTGAGAAGGCTCCAGCTCCTGCTTCTCTACCCAACGAAAGTCTTCACACTCCAGAGTCCGCCAAGAAGCAGAAGATGGAGTCCAAGAGGAGGGAGGAGAACGATTACTGGGTACAAAGATGGTGCCGAGAACTCACCGGAGACCGACTCAAGGCCTACGACGAAGTCCAGTTCCTGAAGAAACAACTCCTTCACTTCTTCCCCGACTACCAGTACGACTTCAGGGCCCTCTTCATAAGGACCAAGATACTGGGCCTCAGGGAGAAGTACCCCACGGACCTCGAAGACTACTATCACGGCTCCTTCGACAAGCTCTACGAACTCAGGGAGGAATTAGAGTGGTTCAAGAACATCAGGGACGAAGAGAATTCCCAGAAGCACCTGGAAGAGATTCTGCACGAGATCGAAGAGAAAGAGAAAGAGATATTCGAGCAAGAGTTCTTACTGGGGGCGAAAGAGGGGCCGAAGACCATCCTCTCCCTCGACGACCTCCCGAAAGACTTTCACCAGAACTACTTCGAGAAGTACCACATGCCCCCGAACATGATGTCAATCTCACAGAACGGAAAGAAGAGGAAGAAGGGGACCAACAGGCGACTTGACTTCTCGACGATCGAAATCCTCCCCCCCGAACACAAGCTCAACCAGATCACCGAGGAACAGAAGCAGAAGATCTGGGAGGACATCCAGAATTCCCTCAAGGAGTTCGACCATTACTTCTCGAAGGGGCCATCGGAAACTTATTCGCAGGAGCAGACCGAGATGGAGCAGGACAGGGACTTCGAGTTCAGGAACGGCTGGTCCATCGAGTCGAAGAACTACGTCTACGACAACTTCTACAGGGTCTTTCCCCACCCCGGAAAATTCAAAAATAAAATCGGGACGAAGAAGAGAAAGATCACTTCGGATTAAAAGAAAAAAAGAAAAAAATAAAATGGAGCGTTGTTACATCTGCGATTATCAGGGGAGGAGCGAAGATTTGCTTCCCGACCTCCATAAGGAGTGCCTAATCTGCAAGAAGCTGTTCTGTTTCCCACACCACTCGGCCAACCCCTGGGAGATTCAGGGAACGAAGAGGAGGCTATATATACTGCACTACACGGATTGGTCGAACGGGGTGCATCGGGCGAGCGTTTTCGCCTCCGAGCTTTGTCTGATTTGCGGTTTGACGCCGCAGAATCGGGCGATCCCAATCAACGAGTGGATCCGGATAAAAGCGGAGAGTCACCTCAGGCTCCTGAAAGTCTTCGAAGAATAAAATAAAAAAAATGAACATTCTGGAAGTTGACCAACACACCCTAGAATACTTTTTTCAATCTAAATTCGAATACTGGGCAGAATTTGCCAAGAACGCCTCCTACGATGAATTATGGGACAAGATCGCGTTCTTCGAACACCTTCTCCAAACAAATCCGTGGGCTGGATGGCTCGAGGAAACTTTATTCAATGGCGTAATCGAAATCTTGGCAAAAGAATTCCATCTCCGCGAGGCTGAAATATTCCCCCTCAAACCTCAAGACAGATACGAAAGATTAATTGAAGACGAATAAATTTTGTTTTCTTTTTTTTTACGCCTGAAAGAGATAAGCGTCTATTGGGGTCCATTCGGGCTGTTGGGGCATCTTTTCAACCCCCTCGAAAGAGAGGAACAGCTCCGTGAAGGTGGCCGGGGAGTAATCGAAGTTCTCTATTCGGAACTTAAGTTGCCTCGAGTCGGACCAAGAGCGGTGCCCAGAAGAGGGGATGTTGTTGGGCATGCAGGGGTTGGTCCCGTCCGACTGAAAGATGAGCATTATTCGGTTCCCGCAGTTCCCGTACACGGTGGTCTCGTGCTGGTTCTCGATCCTCATGAAGAGGGGTGGGTTGCCCGGGAGCATTCCTGCTCCATAGTATCTTATTAATCGGACCCTCGAAAAACCTTCGGGACCCCAGTTCAGCTCGATGGTTTCGAAAGGGTCAGTGAGGCGCACTTCCAGGAGGGGCATTCGAACTGGTTCTTGTCTTTTTCCTTCTTCTGGAGGTAATAATCGATGTTGAGGATTGAGTCCAGCTCGTCTTGGGATATGTCTTTTTCAATTTCTTTCAGCTCCGGGAACCTTTTCAATACCCTTTCCCTTATCTTTTTCTTCCTTTGGCTTCTCGTGAGTCCTCCTATCTTGAACGCTTTTGAGAGGGTGAAGGGATGAAACATAAAAATCTTGCTCCTGGGGTTCCTCAGGACGACAAAGGAAGTGATCCCCCAGCCAAGCGAGTAGAACATTTTCTTCGACTGGGTCTCTGTCAAGAAGACGTCGCAGGAGAGAAACTCTCCTTTCCATTCGGGAGACTTCTGTGCCCAGTCCAAAAGGGATTTCAAGAACAGGGAGTGTGCGATTCCCCCTTTTTTCTTTTTGAAAGCTTTGGTCCCCCCTTTTTCGACGAGTTGCAAGTTCGCGGTTTTACTTATCTTCCCCTCTTCGTAAAGAGAAATCCCTATGGACACTACTCCGGGATCCAATGAGAGGATTTTCATTCTCTAAAAAAAAGATGATTTGAAGAAAAAAAAGAATGCCCGTCATTTATGAGACTTGCAAGTGCAAGGTGTGCAGGGGGATGGGGAACCTCATGCACCTCCAGATGGTGTTCCTTCAGCGGAGGATAAAGAACATGATCCTGGAGATCGAAGCCCTAAAGAGAAAAGTTCAAAAAGAAATCAATAGAAAAAATGCCTCAGCAGAAGGTTGTTAAGTTCAAGGACGACTTCTACTTCCAGTGCCTCCACTCCGGGGTCTTCGTGAAGAAGTGTTACGCCCTCCCGGACTTCGACAGGTACCGAAGGAGGAGGAACGGTGGATCTTTCGCCGACGCGGCCTGCGCAGTGGCATACATCGAGAACCTCAACCAGAAGAAGAAGATGTCGGACAAGAAGTACGCCCAATTACTCATGTCGATCAGACAGGAGCTGGTCCCCAACAGGCCAGACTTGGAGCTCATTTCTGCCCCCGAGATGACCCCAGAGGAACCCTTCTTCGAATACCGAGTGACATACCCCTACATGACGGGAGAAGACTTCTTCCTCACCGTGCCTGAAGTATTGGAATGGAGGAAGGAGGACAAGGAGAGGAGGGAAGGAAAAACTATATATAAAGGACCACACCCGTATCAGTTCAGGGGCGACAAGATGTACGAGTTGGACTTGGACCAGTTCCCCTTCGACATGAAGTGCCTCATCTGCCCCTTCCCCGGGGGCATCTTACTGGAGGACATGGACACCCCCAAAAAGGGAAGGAACCACAAGGCCGAGGAAGTCACGGGGTTGGACAGGGTCGAGAGGGACTCCCTGGTTTTCTTATTCAAAAAATTCAAAGAAGAAAAGAAGAAGAAATCAGAATCGGAGGAGGATGCCCTCAGCTCCGACGAAGACGAAGGAGGATTCGGAGAGCGAAGGAGAGGAAGAAAAAGAAGAAGATGTCTTTGAAGAAAAAAAAGAAATAAATGGAAACGAAAATGGAGAGGCGGACGGGGTGGGAGTGGACGAGAAGGGGAAAGTCACCCAAGTCAAGATAAACGATTTCATTCCCGGGGTCGCCCCCTTCATCCCATTTAATTCTACCGTGACGTGTTACGGCAAGAGGAGGTCGGGGAAGTCTGTTTTTATCCGATGGTTCATGCACGAGGCCCTCAGGGAATACGTCCCCTGGTTCTATGTCTTTACGAAGACCAAGCACAACAGGTTCTTCGAGGGGTTCATGCCAGAGAAGTTTATTTTGCCCATATTCAACGACGAGATCCTGGAGATGATCATGGAGCGCCAAAAAAAGGCTATGAAGATTTATAACTCTCAGGACCCGGACGAAGGGGACGACGTCTTGAATCCCCGTCTGTGTCTCATTTGGGACGACTATAACGGGAAATCGATCACCTATTCCGAGAGGCTGAAGGATTTCTACTGGACGGGGAGACACTTCCAGGTCATGAACATCTTCTGCGCCCAGTACGTCAAACTCACCCCTCCCGGAGTCAGGACCAACACGGATTACGTAGTGCTCTTCAATACGGACTCCTATGACAACTTGAAACAGTTTCACGAGGACTTCGCGGGTAAGATGGACTTTTACGCCTTCGTCCGGATGTTCAGGGAGAACATAGAGAAGAACCCCTTTTCTTTTTTAGTGATAGACAACGACCCAAACGTCTCATACGACCAGAAGTTCTATTGGGGGATGGCCGACAAGCTTCCCTTCGACTTGGACCACATCTTGGGGTGCGAGAGCTTCTGGAGGGACTCGAAGGAACAGCTTTACGACATAGGCTCCGGCAAAATGGAGAAGATCATCGAGAGGATTTCTAAAGTCTCAAAGAAAGAAGCGGACATCGACCAGAGGATCAAGAAGAACCAGAAGAATGGCGTCCTCGACATGGCCGATAGGGAATCTCCTACTTGGGACACTGGAGATTATAACGTTGAGCTTCGAGGTAAGAAGCGTCGTCCTCCTCCTTAACTCAGTGGGAAAATTCATAAAAGAGGAAGAGAAGTACGAGAAGGAGAAGAACGACCCCTGCTCCCTCTTGAACTGGCCCGTCTTGGACCTCTCCGGCCTCGGTTGGAAGTGGAAGAAGAACTCCGGGGGGAATTACGCCCTCATGAACCAGTATTACGGGTCATCCCTCTATCACGTCGACATACAGACCGAGTTCCAAGTGGGACAGCATAAGTTCACCGCCGAATACGTTCACTGGGACGAAGGAGTGATAATAGAGGGGAGACAACTCAACGGGATCCAGATCAACGCCTGGAAGTTATCCAAGCCAGACCTATCGGACACGTGCGGAGAGAGGAGGTTCGCCGACCCCCTCTTGGTGGACTCCATGGGAATAAGGCACATCGCCGTGCCGAACGTCATTTCTTAAAAAAAATAAAAAAAAAATTTAAGACTCTGTGGTGTAGTTGGCGCACCTTCTGGGGGCTAGGGTTTAACCCGGGCAGCACCTAGTTTGGCCAGAAAGAGAGGGTTCGACTCCCTCCAGGGTTATTTTTATTGAAGCCCGTGTAGCTCAATGGCAGAGCGTGAGATTCCAAATCTTTATGTGCAGGTTCGACTCCTGTCATGGGACTAATTTTTGAAAACAAAATATTTTTTTTTATTTCCCAAAGTCCATCCTCTCTTCATAACCCAGTTGTCCCGTCTCCCAGTTCCTGAGTTCGTAATAAAGGGAGATGACTTCTCTCTTGTTTCGGGCCCACTTCACCCACTGGATGGCGTTCTCCCTCGTGTCGAACTGTTTTTTCCCGATCTGCCGGAGGACCTGACCGAGGTCGACATTTCCCGCGCACTCCTGGGTCATGTGGTAGTTATAGATGACATATGTGACTTCCCAGTTCTTCATTTCAGGGCAGATGGTTCTCGAAGAGTTGTTGAATGGCGTACGAGATGTCCTTTTCTCTGTTTTCTTCTTCGAAGATCTCTTCTAGTCTTTTCTGTCGTTTTCTCTGTTTCTCTTCCGCTTCCAGCCTCTCGACTTCTTTTTCCAGGTAGTTTTTGCGATGTTCGAAGGCCTGTAGCTCGATTTTCCTGTCCCTTATGAGTTCCTCGAGACGAATGATTTGAAATTTGAATTCAGCCGACCAAGACATGCTGTGTCCCTTTTTTGTCGTGCAGAAGGGGGTCTCCGTAGTAGTTTTCTTTTTGAAATTCCTTCGAGCGGATGGTCCAACCGTAAACGAGGAAGTTGGGGACCCCTATCTGGTCCAGGGAGGTGTTCATCTTGAACTCGAAGCCCGACAACTCCATCTTAAGGGGCATTCCGAGGGGGGGCTCGAAGCTTCCAGAGTCGAAGTAGCCCACCTCGAAACCTTTCTTCTTTATGCCGTAGCCCGCCAAAGAGAAAGTGGGGAGGAGGGGGTTGTCAATGAGTTCCTTGTCTAGTTGGTTCTCGTCCGGTAGCTTTTCTATTTTCTTTATCAGTAGTCCCAATAAGATGACCGCCAAGACCAGGAGGGGCCAGACGTTTTCTTGGTCCGAGGGCATTTCTTCTTTTTAGTCCCGAATTTACGGACCGTTTTTAGAGTTTACGGACCGAAAAAGTCCGCAAAGTGATTTATCGGGCCGGTCCGACTGACCGTTCTCTAATTTCCGGTTGGTAGTTGGACCGGTCCCCGAGTTCTCATTGGGGCCCCATTTAATTTCCGGTCCGACTTCGGAGTCTAATTAAAAAAAAACTTCCTGTGTTAAATGGCATTCTGTGCAGTTTGCCCTTTTAAGGGAACGGATCTCCCTTCCATATATGGAGAAAGGATCTCCCCCTATATATGGAAGTAGTACCCCTTATTATGGTATATATTTTTATTTAAGATTCAACTTAAGATATATCTTATATCTTATACTATATATATAATGATCTAATAGATACAGTACCATATCTGTAACAGATCCTTTGCCCATAAGCGGAAGGGCCCGAAAAGGGCAAAAGGGAAGAAAACGCCATTTAACACGGGAAAAAAAAAAAGTCGACCTCCGAGAAAAATAATTAGCTCGGACCAAGGGCTCCAATGGAAAATTAGGGACCGGTCCTAGAGCCAATGGGAAATTAGAGAAGTGTCCTAGGACCTGGTCCGTTAATTACTTTACGGACCGCGGACCAGTCCCTCGGACCATTTTCTCTAAAAGAAATTAATATTCGGACCAAAGAGAAAAAAACCAAAGAAAAGATGTCGGGCTCTTTCCCCTTTTATTTAAAGATGGCCCTCGTGGGGACCGTGGACTTGTGGACCGGCTCTATAGTCGCCTCCCTCATCGAGAGGTTCTTCAAGGACAAGGGTATGGACTCAAATGACCCCATGGAACGGTGGACCCAGAACTTCCTCTGGGCCTCCCTCCAGGCCGTCACTACGGTAGTGGCGGGAGACCAGCTCAGGAACCTCATTTATCCCCCGGGATTCGATGACCCCACGGGCGGCCTCATATTCATGCACTCCCTCTTCCAGCCCCAGCCCTCCCTCTGGCGAAAAGTCGACTATGTGCTCGAGGGGGCTGGGACAATAGTGCCAGAGATCTTCAAGCAGGAGAAGAACATTATCTTCCGAGGGGAGGAGAGGACCCAGGAGCCCAAGCCCTACACGAACTCGATCTTCACCCTGGGAATGGGATCTAAGCCTGGCACTAGACCCCTGCCGAAACAGGCCAACCTGGTAGAATACGAGAACAACGAATAAAAAAAAAACGGTCGGAAAGAAAAGGGTACAAAATAAAAGAATTTTTCCCCTTTTTTCTTTTTCTTTTTTTTTTTCCACCCAACCACACCCAAAAAAAAAACTCGAATGGAAGAACTCCTCTACCCTACGGTACCTCAGCCTCGCTATCTCTGCGTCCGCTGCAACAAGAACCTCGTCGAAGGGGATAATTTGCCCTGCGAAACTTGTTCTCCTCCCGTCCCCTTGGAAGAAGACCGATTCTTTCCTATCAGCGTCGAACTAACCTGGAACAGGGGAGAAGAAAAAGAAGAAGACCTCTCCAAGACCTCGATGCCCAATTTCCAAGAAGAACGCCCCTTCATCGAGATCATCCCCAACTCCGCCCGCCAAGCGGTCTACGCTATCATCGACGGGTTCGACAACTTGGTCTGCGTCCTGGAGAACTGCGAATCCGCCGACGAGATGCTCGCGAAGAACTCCGGGAAGGGCTGGACCTACATCTTGACCGAGCTCCTTTCCGAAGCCCCCAAGGACCCCCGCTCCGGGTTCAGGAGGGACGTCTTCTGCAGGCAACACAAGAAATTGGAACCCTATAACATCATCCGCCCAGAAGACGAAGAGGAGAACGAGTGTCCATTTTGCGGACACAATGCCTTCAAAGACGTCTTCGACCGCGTCGACGAACTCAAGGAAGAGACCAAGGGCTGGACGAAAGACGACGAAGGCCTTTTCCATCGACTCTCCCAAGCCGCCAAAGCGCACGAGATGAAAAACCCCGACTCGACCTTCTACGTCCTCAACATCACGAACATGGTGAAGAAACAAGACCAACAAAAGAAACAATAAATTTTTTTCAATTGAAATGATTCGTGTATTTCGATATCTCCTCTTTGGTGAATTCTATGTACCTCCAGTCCAGTTTTATCTCTTCCTCGGTCCTCGAGAAAGAAAAAGTCTTGTAGCGCTTCTTGCATATGTCGATTATTATCTTCCACCTTAAGTTGTTCTTGTTCGGTTGCTTCTTGGAGACCAGCTGCGGAAAGTATTTCGCCCACTCCCTCCATATTTCTTCGGACTCCAGCCTGAGTATCTGGAGGGTGACATAGTTGACGTTCATGATGTTCCTCCGCTCCAGTAAATTTTCTTTCGGTTTCTCTCCTTGGGGGGAGAAGAGCGTCTCTTGAAAGACCGAGGCGACGCACTGATAACGGGCGCAGAGTCGCTTGTAGAGCAAGGGAAGATCGGAGACCTCGGAGGGGACTTCCGTGCACCCCAGCCTCCTCCTGGCTTGGATCCAGTTCGCAGATAGCCTCTTGGTCTGGGGCAAGTTGAGCCTCTTGAGGACCTCGGAGAACTTCTTTTTGCCCATGTATTCGATCTCCTCGAGGGTCATGGAGTCCAAGATTTCTTTCTCTATTTGGTTCCAGAGGACCGAGCGGATCTTCGGGTCTTTTCCCAGTAATTGGGCCATCCTCTGCCTGAAGTGAACCAGCTTCTGGTAGGGCTTGCTCTTCACCATGACCCTGGGGTTCAATGTCGTAGAGAGCCCCAAGCCTTTCTCGGATTCCACCCTGCCGCACTCCGCGCATATGACGTCCCCAGTCCTGTGGTCCTCGATGTATTCCATCCCGTCGCACTGGGGGCACTTGGTGACCCACTCCACCTGGAGCTGCCTGTTCTCTTTTTTCGAGTTCTGCGCCCTGAGTCGGTTCTCCCTGCTCCTCCCCTGCCTCCCCTTCCTCTTTCGCTTCAGGATCCTCTTCTCGTTCTTCTCCATGGCCCTATAGAGGTCGTGGATCCACTTGGTCTCCGCCTGGTCCAATTCTTCATCGTCTTCTTCGTCCGAGTCCGTCGAGTTGGTGTTGGGGCTGCTGGAAGGGTAGTAATTGGGTTCTTGGTCCATGAAGGAGAGGCAGTTTTCTAAAATGTTCTTCCCAGGAACGAAAAGCATCTCTTCTTGATTCATTTTCGATGTCGATCTTGGCGCCTGTCTGGGAACCTATTGAGAATTCCTTCGCCGCTGTCGGCTTAAGTAGCCCCCTCTCCCGATTCGCTGCCATGGCTGCAGTGGGAGGGGCCATCGAGTACTCTATAAGGCCGTCCTATTCCTACAGGGGCGACGGCTCACCCCGCCCCTGGATACTGTTGGACCAATCCGCGGACTCTACCTATCTTCCCGCCGGATCAACGGCTCTCTTGACCGGACTCTTCTTTGGTTTCTTCGTTTGAAAAAAATAAAATAAAAGAAAATGTTCAGAGTCGACGAATACAAAGTCCATCACTGCGCGAAGAGGAAATGGAGGGAAAGGGAACTTTTGGTTCTCGGAACGACTTTTTACAACTCCAAATTAGAAGCGGTTGAATACGTGATCGATTTAATTCTCGGAACTCTGGAAACTCACGAGCCTTGGGTCG